CCTTTAAAATATACCCAACCCTCTTCAATGTCGCCATTTGGTCTATTCCAAATGACATAATCATCAACTTGAGGTTCATACATTGATTATAGAGCAGCAAAGTTTTCAGGGTATCTTGTATCCTCATTTCTTGCTACTTTTAATCTATTTTGAGCAACACCATTGTTCATCGCTTTCTGTATCCAATTATCACATTCTTCTTTAGTAAGATTTTGTGCTTTATTGTCAATTAGACTCCAACCTTCTGTTGATAATTCTAATAATTTATACCGTGTTGCTTCAGTCATAATAATACTGCTTTTAAGTATATATTAAACTAAAAAACCGAGTTTGTCAAACAAACTCGGCAAGATAATAATCAACTGTAATCTCTAATTTTGCTGCCTCCTTCTCACATTCTTCAATATACTTCTCAAGCATCTCATCAGTTTTGTTGATAAAGTGTTGTTCAGATGGCATAGTAATTGTTATAAAAAGCTAGCGGATGTTAGTTCTTTCAGTGGGGGCGACCCACGAGGCACATCCATCTCCTCGAAATAGTGTGTGAGAGAAACGTGGGGCATCAACGCTGGTTTCACCAGTCATGCCCAAATTTACCTACTGGGAATCGCTTACACCTGAACCCCTACTAAAAACAAGGACTTATGTTCCGTTACATGAGGATTACTAACTCTTAGAGTGTTGTCCCGATCTCAGGATGCCTTGTGCTTTCGGGCAGTAGAACCAACTCAGTTGTCTCTCACACCATAAGGACAGTTTATGCGTCCCCCCCATAAGTTACATATAAAGTTCCATATTTACCAAACACTTCATTAAATCTATCTAAATCTTTACCCAAATATATTATAGCAGATTGAAATGGAGATGCACCTTTACCATCTCCAAACTTCATTCTTTTATTAATAGCAATCCAAGGATATTTTGCTACTGATTTCCACCATCTAGTAGAAATATCTAATTTAATTAATAATACCAACTCTTCTGCATTTCCAGACTCATATTGTAAAGCAGCATAAGGAACCCATTCTTTACTATTACTGTAAGGATGATTCATAAACACTTTACCATGCCAATCATGTGCTAATCCATTAGTTTTCTCTGTATAATAATTAAGTGCAGGAACATTTGGTTCACCCTCACTATTTGAACATGGGTCAAGGTCAATCGTACCAAAGAAATTAACTACATCCCCTACAAAATAGAGAGGAGTATTCCATTTATCAGTACGATTGCCAGTAGTTGCTGTTAATGCTTTTAGTGCAGTTGATGTCATTTAATCATAGATATATGTTATTATAAAGTATCAATTAACCACCATCAATATCACATCCAATACGACTACCAAGAACTGCACCTAATGGAATTGCCCACCAACGTCCATCTCCTTGAGACAATGCAGCACCAGCACCACCACCTAGTAATGCACCTGCAAACTTACCATCACTACAATCATTATTATCATATTGAATTGTAGTCTTACGTGTATATCCTCCTCTCCTTAAAGAGTTTGCATTATTTTCACATGGAACTTCATAAGTTTCATTAAAAGATTGCACATATCCAGGATTTTCTGCATTTCCTGGTACATACTCCTCTCTATATTCTGTCTTAAAACAATTTCTACTTGTAGAATATCCCTCTTGATATTCACCAGCAAGTGTAGAAACAGGACTCAATGCTATCAACGAAGCAAGTAAAATTTTCATTTAATTTTTATCTATAACTATATCTTATCATAAAATTTTCATTCACGCAATACTCTGTGCCACTTCTTTTAGTGCCACCATCTTTGTAAAACTTCCTTGCATATCATAGAACAACTGAAAATTCTCTGTTGTCACATAGTGTCCTTTAATATCATTACCATCACAATGCCAACCGTATGCTTTAACTCTCTCTTCAACACCATCTATTCTCATCTTTTTGCTTCCGTCTAAGTAAGAATGGTATCGTTCGTCTAAGTTAATCATAGTTTTATGGTGGTGTGTGTTGATATTATAACATAAGTTATGTACTATATCTATTAACTTAACTATCTCTTTAGAGTTCCGCAATCATTCGTCATGATTTTTCATTGCATCCTCCACAATATCTTGCAAGTTCTCAAACTCTCTCACACCTTCTATATCATATAATAATTTAGCTATTTGAGTTATAACTAAAGGTTTTTCATTCACGGCAGCACATTTAATTGCTGACCTGATGTTACCCTCTGCTTCAAGTAAATAATCTAATGTTTGTTGTGATAGTGCCATAATTAATACCTTGATGGGATTTTGTGGTAATCAGTAGGAGTGTACTGATTTTCATGTTTCTTATAATACTCTTGAAATGATTCTTCAGATTCTTTACCTTCCAAAAAATCATCCTTATTGTATTTTTTAATCATTTGTTTCCTTTTGGGTTTTTTCTTCTGCTTTTATTTTCTTCTTTACCATCTTAGCATAATATACATCTTGGTCAGTATACCAATCAGGATGTTTTTTTGCTTGTTTAATAATCTTCTTTGCTGCTTTTTTGTCCGATAAACCCGACATTATTCATAATAATCTACATCTGAACTAATATTTAGTATAGATGCTCTTCTTGCTCTGTAAGTAGAATAACTGTATCTGAAGTAGGTACTGCAACACAAGTAAGAACAAATCCTTGTTCAAGTTGTTCATCATCCAAGAAAGATTGGTCTTCTTGATTAACTGTTCCCTCTACAAGTTTCATAGCACATGATGAACATGCACCTGATCTACATGATGATTGATGGTCTAAACCTGCATCTTCTAATTCATCTAATATTGTACCACCATCTACACAATCAAATGTTTCTTCTGATCCATCATTAGATCTTAAAATTATAGTTGCCATTGTAATTATTTTTACAAACCACTATTATATAGATGATATTTCCTCTAAAGTGAAGAGACTTTTAAGTTCTAATCCTGATACTTTCATTGCCTCATTTGCTTCATCATTTTCTTGCCTATCCACGATAGAAACAACAGTATCTACCTCATATCCAGCATCACGTAATTTCTCCACTGCTTTAATTGCAGACCCACCAGTTGTAATCACATCCTCTAATACAGTTATCTTAGTCTTTTCTGGCGGCAATAATCCCTCTATCCATGCTTGTGTGCCATGACCCTTTGCTTCCTTCCTTACAATCAGTGCATTAATCATTCTACTATCAAGAGCAGATACTAATGCAACACCACTTACTAAAGGATCAGCACCTAATGTAAGACCTGCCACTACATCGGTAGTAATCTCTTTAAGCATCAATAAACTAGCAAGAGTAAGACCCCTACCACTTAATGTGACTGGTTTACAGTTAACATAATGCTCACTCTCTTTTCCAGAAGAAAGTTTGTATTCACCCTTTTTGTAAGCATACTTCTTGAGTAGTCCTAAAAGTTCATCCCTCATGTGATTCTTGCATTGCTAATAGTGTTGTATAAGGTATCCATGCTGGTTCCTCATCTTTAAACTGAACTTGAACTTCAGTTATATTACTTTGTAACCATTTAGAATAACTCTCTCTCACCATTTTTACAGGGCTAATAGGATTTTTCATTTGATCCATCGCATCTATTTTATGTATGGTAGGATTTTTATTTTTCATATTTACATTATAAAACCCCTAACAAAAAATGTCAAGGGTTATTGAATCTTGTTTTACTAAGGTTTACTTAAACTAAAACCTCCTTACATATACGTTTACATACTGATTGACTCTCATCACATTCGATTAAACACTGATAATAATCTGCGATTATATCATTATCTGGATCGAAAGATTCTTCTCCTGCTAGTTGATTGTATGAAATTAGGTTGTGCATTAATCTTCTCCATAAATTTACACATAATATACACCTTTAATGCATTTGGTTCTCCGTATTGTACCTTTCGGTGACTAATACTATTTATACCATATTTGTGTTCATTTCACAACTTAATGCAACAAAAATTTATGCCTAGTACTCTCTTTTCTCTGACATATAATAGTCACCTAATGCTCCACTCATTAGAGTCTCACTAATATCACCATGTGGCGTATTAATGGTAGGTTCTACATGAGTATTCTTCTCTCCGAATTTTGATGATGGAACTCTAGGATTAATCATACTTCTTGTCTTATCAAGAACATAATCCCTAATTTCCATCAACTCATCATAACACTGTTGATTATGGGCACAACTGCGTAGATGATTATCAGGTTGCATTAACGACTCAAGAAAGATAGCACGAGCTCTATCCCATTTCTCATA